AACTTGAGGGATTGCATTAAATACAGATGTGTAAAAAGTTTCTAAAGCATTACCTACAAAATGTAAGGTGTCCTCTAGTCTTGTACTTTTCCCTGGAGTAAAAACAGCCGAGCTTGGAGCAGATTGATAAGGTCTAAAATCTTTTTTTGTGTTAGTTTTAGGCAATTCATCCATTTTTTTATCTAAGAAATCAAAAAAACTACCAAAAATACGTTTTAACTGTTCTGTTGTTCCTTCTCCTGCTTTTATTATGCCGTCTCCTACTTTACCAAGTCCAACACCAAAAGTGTCCATAAACTCACTTATAAAAGCACTGTCTTCTATAGCTTTTTTAACATTAGCGGTAAATTCTTTTGTGCTTTTAATAGCACTTTGAAAAGGGTCTTCAATTTTAGGTAACACATTTTCAATAAATTTATCATAATCAGTTGTGATTTGCGAAAAACCTTTTTGTAGCGATTTGTGCAATTTACTAGATGTTTCTGTCGATATATTTCCTATTTTTTCAATTTCCCATTGAGCAGTTACAAAAGATGAAGAATCTATACCAAGTTTATCAAGTGTTTTTTGTGCCATTACTATTTCATCCACAAAATTACTTTTAGTAAACTGGAATCCCATAATATCATTATAAGTAGGAGCGGCTTTTTTAGAAAATTCTTCTCTTAATTCTGAAAACTTCTTAATGCTGTCTTGAAACTGCATTAAATTACTAAGCGATTTATCCGTTTTTGACTTTTCGATTAAATCACCTACTGATAACGTAGTAGATAATAAATTCTTTAATTTTTTAATTAAAAAATCTATAGGTTTTTGAAGTCCTAAGAAGTTAGTTTCCATTGCCCCAACAACTGTGGTAGCAACTGCACCTAATGCAACTATTGGATTTGTTGCCAGCGTAACTGCTGCACCTAATAATCCAAACGCTGTAACTATTCCAAGTATACCTAGTGATATTTCTGCTATACCTTTCAAAACTTGCATCGGTTTGCTTCCTAGTATTTTTTCAAAATCCAACTCTTTAAACTTATCTAAAAAAGTATCTACCGCATTTATAACTTTTTCAGCTATAGGCAAAAAAATGTTACCCATTTTTACCGAGATATCTTTAAAACTTGCACTTACACCTTTTAATGCATTCGCATAAGTATCAGAAGTTCTTTCAGCATCTCCTTGCAAGAAGTTAAGTTGCGATTGTACCAGTTGTAATCTCAACAATACTTTTTCTTGTTGGTTCATAGCTTCAACTGATTTTTTGATACCTTTAGATAGTGCAAAAGACTGCATAGAGGCTTCTGTGATGTCAGCTCCATACTTTCTTATAGGTCTAGTCGAAACACCCATTATAGCACTCTGTAAGGCTGTAAACGCTTCTGCTGGTTTAGTGTTCCTAAACGAACTCATATCTTGAGATAGTTCAGCCACTGCCTTTGCCATGTCTAAAACTTCCATAGAGTTAAATCCAATAGCTTTAAATCCTGCACCTGCTGTCCCTGCAAATTCTTTCATGTCTTTGTTTGATCTGTTCATTTTAGAAGATACATTTTTTGCCCATTCATCAATTTCTTTTGAACTTTCGCCAAAAGTAACATCAATTACATTTTGTAATTCTTGCATATCACTAGCAGCTTTTACAAAAGTATTACCAAGAACTCCAACCGCTCCTGCTATACTAGCTATAGCAACTGTAGCTGTACCTGCTAAGGTTTTAAATCCTGCTCCGAAACTTTGTAGTTTCCTACTATTTCTAGCTAAAACCCTATTTAACCTAGAATCATCAACACCAAGTTGGATAAATAATTCTCCTAAATTTAATCCTGTAGCCATTTCTCACCTCGCTTTCTAAAAAAAAGACGGTGAATTAACACCGCCATTATTTTTTATTCTGTGATTTTTTCAATTCCTTTTCTTCACGTTCGGATTTTAAATCAAAGAAAGCGGACATTTTTAAATATTGATCCCAACTCATATCAGAAATCCAATCTTCTGGATAGCCACCTATTTTAGATTCAAACCAGAACAGGTATAAGTTATAAGTTAGATTATCTTTTACTAGCTTTCTTTTGTATTCTTTCCCACCGATTCAGCTATTGAACCTCCTAAAACTTCATACACTTTCATGTGCAATTCACCCCAGTTTTCCATTAGCTGATCTTTGTTTCCAGCCGAAAATACATTTTCTCCAGTTTCTCCAGTTTCTTCATTATATTCTACAAGTTTACTTATCATGTAATCAACTACAACTTCACCCATTTTACTAAAATCACCCATAAGTAAGCCAGAACTTTGAATATCAGGTACACTCGCTTCTTTAAGTGCAACTTTAGGTAAACCTTCAATTTCAATAACTGTAAACTTTTTTCTTCCACTGATTTTGTTCATAAATCCATTGTAAAATTCTTTCTTCATCCGTACCACTCCTTTTTTATTATGCTGGTTCTTTTTCTAAAGCGTATATAGAACTAAAGTTTAAATCGTCCATAACTAAGCTTTCTACGTCCGTATTTATGTCTTCTGACTCAATCTTAGCTTCTATATAGTAAACACTACTGCCATCTTTATTAGGAATCCATATCAATATCAGATTGTCACCACTCAATAGCAAGTCTGATAAATTGTCTGTTGCATCATGAAAACCACCAACTGTTCCAGTGACTTCACTTAACCCCTCGATTTCCCTTCTAAAACTATCTACTGCAGTACTTTTAAAATTAGTTGTATCTAACATATCTGTACTAGCACTAAAACTGAATGTTTTTGCCCAAGTAATAAAACTTGAAGGTCTATAAGTAGCCTGTACAGTAACTGGTGTTGTTGGTGTGCTACTAAATTTTATTACTCCAGTTAAATAATCAACTGTATAACCTGTAGTAGCTGGACTACCATTTTCAAACACCGAAACAGTTTCTTCTCTATCCCACAGTATTTTAGACCTGTCTGTAATTTTGTAGTTATCACTTGTGCCTATTTGTGTACAGGCTTCTGGCGAACCCATAGCAATACCAGTCCCAGGAATTTTAACTCTACTCTTTTTACCTGCTATAGCCATATTATCTCACCGCCTGTATTTTTTCAGTAGATTGTATTGTAATATCTTCTGTAACGATATCTTCTACATCAGTATTTATATCATCAGTTTCAACAAAACCTTTGACAATGTAATATTTAGAAGTATCTCTCCTGTCAAAATACATTTTAACATAAACGTGTTCAGAATTTAATAGTTTTTCGTAAAAATTTGAAGTTTCCGAGAAAAAATTAGATACATTTACGCTTGACTCATAAAGCGTTTCAACTTTTCTTCTAAAATCATCAGTTTCATTAGTGTAAAATGTAGTTGAATCCTCAAGTGCAACACTTGCTGATAATCCAAAACTTCTTCCACATACAGCTGTTGAAATTGGTATATAATCAGTTTGCACATATACCGTTCCTGTAACAGTATAACCATTTACAAAAGTAATTCTACCAGTAAGATAATTTACTTCCTCTATATTAGCAGGATCAACCCTATCTGCTGGATCAGTTCCACCGTCAAATACAAATAAATAAGGTATTTTATCATTAAATTTTTCATATTCCATCATTAAAAATGTATAACTTTTAGTGTCCATGTAATTATAGTCTGGATAAATTTCTGGACTTCGCCAAATCTGTTTATCGGAATCAGCAGAAGTCAACTTATAAGTTTTTCCAGACTCTAACTCCATAGCTAAAGGGGTTGCCATGGATATTGGCGAACCCCCTATAAAAAGTTGTGAGTGCTTACCAGCTATTGCCATAGCGACTCACCTCCTTAAGCGTACGTTACCGCACTTATTGTTGATAATGAATAAGATACAGTCACTTTATCTTCCACATCTGTACTTGGATCAAAACTTTCAACCCTAGCATCAAATTGGAATGATTTCCCAGAAGTTCCAAAAGGATACCATTTTACTCCAACATAATCGCCACTGTTTTGTTTTAAGAATGCATCTATTAATGAAACCTGTGCATAGTCATCTGTATCATCGAAGTCTCCATCAAGAGTAAGCGAACCATCTTTTAGTCCTTCGATTTTCCTTCTCCAAGAATCAATTGCTGTTGAATTAAAGCAAGTTGTATCTAGCATATCCGTAGATAAACTTAGACCACTTGATCTTAAGCAAGCTGGGTTAAAATCATTTGAGTTTTTTTGTATAATTGTACCCGAACTGTCTTTTAAAGCTATTTCTATTACACTATTTTTTCCTGCATCTGCCATTTTGTTACCTCCTATTTATTTTCTACAATTATATTTGAATCATTCAATTCTATTGTTACATTTTGAGATTGAGATTTATTTTCTATTGTTAAGCTATCACAAGTTATATATACCTCTTGTGAAGCAGGGTCAATATAACCTTCTGCTATACGAGGTGGGTCATTTGTAGTTGCGTTAATGACTACAGTGTCATACCCAACTTTAATTGCATCATTTGCATTATTATTGTACTCTCCACCTATTACAAAGTTGCCATTTCCTGTGATAGTTTTATTTGAAGGTGAAGTATAATTTATAGAACCTTCTAAAGAACCGTCAATATATAAATCTAACGCTCTCCAACTATGCAAAGATACCTCATATACATGAAAATTATCTAATTCTACGTTATTTATAGATGTAGTTATTGTAGTAGTGCCATCTGTTAACTTAACATTGTTATCGCTGTCTAAGAATAACTTCCAAGATAATCCAGTAGCGGAATAACTAGCTAATGTTTTTCCAGTTGTATCATCTGTACAATTTAGTCTAAATCTAAAATTATAAGAAGTCAACAATCTAGTTGTTATATGAAAAGAATTTTCAGTTAGTGCGTCTGGTTTGTAAAAATATTTTGTTTCATTTAATACAGTATTCGGAACTTGACTAGGCTTGAATGTCCCATACTGGTAAGCTTTTGCATTATCAGAGTCTTGAGTATTTGCTAATTCATCTGCTCCATCATCATTAGGGTGTGTTTTATCATTCAAATAATCTAATGCATCAATGAAATCATCTATTGGTAAACTTAACTGCCCCATCATGTTAATAATTAATAATTCTCTATAAGTTTCAGATATAGTTTTATTCGCATTATATCTTCTCTGATCGTTACCTGCTCCACCTTTTGCGTAGTTGTTAGAAAGTATTATCACTTTATTTTCAATACCATTAATTATAGTATTAATTCCAGACAGATAACCACTAACATCTTCACTATCATTTCCCAAACCGAGGCTTAAATGGATTGTTTGCACATATCTTTCATTAATCAAATCTAAATTACTTATCCAGTGTGCAGTACCTTTACCAGGATCAGCTATATTGCTATATATTACATCATCTTTGTTTGCATACGTTCTATATGCCCAACCTGTATTCCCTCCAGTAGTACCAAATCCTTGAGCTACCGATGATCCAACCACACAAACCGAAAGCCAGTTTCTTTGAGTCTCATACCAGATGTGCAGATTTCTAAGTTCCTCTTCTGTAAGAGGTCTGTTAAAAATCATTATTTGTTTTAACTTACCTTCAAAATATTGACCTCCTGCCCCTCCAAATCTTCTTCCTATCTCTCCAAAATCTAAATAATCTGAATATAATGGTGAATCATCCAAGCTGTACTCGGCATACATCCACTTAGAATTATTCATTCTTTCATAGTCTACAGAAGTTGCAATAGTTGGATCATTATCTACATCTGACATCTTCCCACCTGACACTAAAGCTTTCCCTTGGATGTTATTGTTAAACCAAGTTCCATCCATACTTACAACTGTATCGCTCCCTCTTGCCACATCAATTTGCTTGAAATTCACAGTGTCATTTGCCGATACAAAAGGCTCGTAACTTGTTCCAATGTTTTCATACACAAAGAAGAAGCTACCACCTTTGCAATTCGCAGGAAGGCTACCCCAGTTAGAACTTCCATTAAAAGTTATATCATTTGTAACAGCACTGTAAGTCGGTTTATTTGCTTGTAAAAATGTAGCTTCTGTAGTTACACCAGAATAATCCTGTACGATTAAATCAGTTGTGTCGTCTATTGTTTCTGAAGCTTCAATGTTATACCAGGCACTAAAAGGCAAAGTCAGAGGATCAAAACCAGAACTAACAGCAGTGTTTATTACCCTCCCGAATTGATCAGGGTACATTCTTAAGCCGTTAATCGGCAAATCAGTATACCCACCTGGTATTAATTTCATTCCATTTTTATATAGTCCAGCCATAGGTTATCACCTACGCTTTCTCGTATAAAGTTACTTCACAATCTACTGTACTTGTAATTGTCACTTTTTTTATAGGTTTATATCTGTTTAAAGATTGAGTGTTAAACTTTCTACTAAAACTAATAATTGTTCCATCTAACAACTCTACTGTACCAGTAAGATTAGTGTCTTCGCTAAAATTTGCAAAATTTACAACTGTAGGGGCAACACCTTCCATGTTTTCAAAAGTTTTAGTTCCGCTACCTACATAACTATCTTTTACAATGTAATCTAATATTGTTGTTCCCATTTTGTTACCTCCAATTTATATTATTCACCCCTCTATGGTAGCAGGGGTGAGTGTACGGCTAATTAATGTAACTCTGAATACCTAAAGCCAAAATCTAAGTCACCACTTCCAGTAGTATTAAACGCAAAAGCAATATAATCGTTTGGATATGCAATAAAATCATCTTGCGAAACATCTATTTTACCAGTTCCGCCACTCTTTCCAAGTGAAATTGGTAATAAAAGTTCTGCTCCAGTATAATCTGGAGTAGTGTCGAAACTATACTCCGCAAAACTGTTATTTGTGTCAACGTCATTCCAAGTTCCGCCAGTTGGAGCAACTGCAAGCCTATACATTAATATTGTCAATGGTTTATTCCCTTCATTTGCAGCAGTTAAAAAATTCAAATGTGCTTCTAGTCTGTTTATTATGCCGCTATAATTTTGTTTACTGTGAAATATTGCTATAGTTTGTAAACTTCCAGCAGTGTATGATTGAGTGTTAAAAAAACTAAACTTTCTAGTGTTAGCCGATGAAACACCACCATTTACAATTCCAAATTCAATACTTCCAGATTGTATAGATATATCAGTTGTATTTCCAAAATTTTCTACTTCTGCTCTAAATTTTAAATACGGTAAACTTATATTTGTTGTTGTATTTTTATTGTTAAATTTAATAATATGAAAAGGCATCCATTCCAAATCTTCGTTTAAAATTTGGAAAATTATAGGTGCTCCACCTTGGTATCCAAAATTAATTTTACATAGATTTAACTTGGTTTTATCCAAAACAAAACCGCTACTTCCAGTACCATCCAATTTATCGACGTTAAAATTTTGCTGTGTTACAGTTTCAGCATTACTACTATTTCTATCTCTAAAAATAGCGAAATCCTCTCCTTCAAAACCAATACTAAAACCATCACTACTGTTAAAAATACCTATTTTTTGTCTACTGTTAGCAACTCCTGGTGTTAATATAAATGTAAAATTGCAATAAGCATCATGTGCAGCTTTATAGATTAAACTTTTTACAGTTTCAAATACTGCCTTTCCAGCAGAATCAGTTCCAGTTGAAACCAATAACTTTGAGTCATTTCTACTAACTGAACCAGTTGTGTTTAGTTCTGTTACATACTGCCTTGTATCTAAATTATAGCAAAAACTCATTGCTAAAGCCGATTGTCTTTGTGCGACTATTTTATCGCCGAAAATTGAATTTTCAGATACTCTACCAGTTTTATCCTTATAAGATATACCACCACTTGTATTATTAGCTATTTCTTCTAATAATTCAGCTTCATTTACCCATTCACCATCTTCTTTACTTAACCTACCATTACGAGGATATATCGAATCAAACTTGTTACTTCCACCGTAAGGGTTTAAATCTCCTTCTGTAGCCATTTATTATCCTCCCCTAAGGGTTTCGATTAATAAAACCCTCTATTTTTGCTGCCCAAATAGTCCTATTTTGATCATCTTTGTTACCTTGCTCAAAATTACCATCCATGAACTTTACATCTTCATAACCTGGTAAATCAGCAGTTTGCAAAGTTTCATATATAGTTTCAGTTAAATCCCAAGCGTCCTCAAGTTCGTTACCATCAATAGAACCTTCAATATTACTTCTAACTTGTATAAACGCTCTAGGGTGTCTAACCTCTACTCTATTTCCAAAACACCTATCTGGTTTTTTACCAGCATAACTATAAATAAAAACTGCCAAATCTGGTATAACATCGTTATCTTTTACTTTTGTGTTGTAATACACATTTATACCAGGGACATTAGCAGTTAAAAAGTTTGCTAAATCTTTTGTAAAATTCATAAAAAGTCACTCTCACTCTCTACTTCTTAAGTTTCTTGAATTGCCTCATAAACCAAGCTTTCAAGCCTTTTGAAACTTCTTTTTTAATTTTAGGTTGATTTTCATCTATTGCCATTTGCAAGAAAGGTTCTGCTTTTCTACCATTATCTCTTAAATTTTCAGCAATAACCCAAGCTACACCGTAGCTTTCTTCTGAAGTCAAACCTAATTTAGTTTGTACCCAGTCTCTTATATTTTCTAGTGGAGGCATTTTCTGTCCATCCCATCCCTCGTGAAGATATACAGCATATTTCTCTTTTGCTCCAACTTCTACTTCCCAACCAAAAGGTGTTTTTACTGGTTTAGTTACATAGACACTATCAATTAATTTACCGTAATTAATAAGGTCTGCATCAGATATATTTGCTTTTGTATCAGCGTAGATAGATTTACCTTGCAACTCCATTTGTCTAGCAGCTTGTTTTGAAAAATCTTCTGTCATTCTACCTATTTTTTTATTTAATTGATCTATACCTGTAATTTTCATTATAAGAAACACTCGTATAATGTAGCGTTGTAATTTATAGCCGGTGTATCTCTATCCGCTACAACTTTCAAAGGTTTAGGTAGTACAACTCCATCTATTTCAGTTATCAAGCTGTTTTCTTTTAATTCAGTTTCAAAAGTAACTATGTGAGTCTTGGATTTTATCTCTTCACCTTTGCTGTTTACAGTCTCGAATAAGCCGTTTTCTATTCTACATTTATTTACAGTAACTTCTGCTCCATAAACATATGAGCCAGTGCCAGAAACACCGCTAGTAGGCTTTATTTTAAGTGTATTCTGCATTCTCCGTTCCATACTTCTAATATTCATACAATCACCTACACGATCACTATAGTTTTGTATTTGTTTAGGGTATTCATAGTTTTATTAGTCCATCCAGTAGAAGAATCAATGTCACTATCCATAAATTTCTGTGATACACTTTGAATTTTTTCACTGGAAATATTCCTATATCCACCAGCTTCATAATCGTACTGTCTAGCACATTCACTTAAGCAAGCCATTTGCAAATTTGCTGGTATAGTAGAATATCCACCAGTGTATGTGATTTTTATATTTACATTATTTTTATCGTAATCTCTGTTTTGTGCTAGTGGATTATTAACAAAAGTTTTTGCCCACCATCCAGCTTGCCTTGTAACAACTCCTGCATCAGCGTCAGTTTGATTTACTATGAAATATCCACCATATTCATCATCAACTTTCTCTTCTAGTAAACAACCGTTTAAATACACAGAATCTATTGAAGTTATTGGTCTTTGAGGTAAAACAATTTTACTTCTATCATTTCCAACTAATTCATAATCAGTTATTGTAACCTCTCTAAAAACTCTATCACAATACTGCTCAAAATCGTCTGAAATTGCATTTATAATAAACTCCAAATAATCATCTTGTGAAGTATCTGTTATTCCTAACTTATCTTTTAATTGCTGCAATGTTATTAAAGCATTATCTTGTAAAGCCATGCTTATTCACCTTCTTCTGTGTTTACTTCCTCTTTTTCTTCTATTTCAGAAACCATATTCCACATATTATTTACAATAGGTTTAGCTTGTGATCCTAAACTTCTAAATAACATATCTTCGATTCCATTTAAAAAATCTTTACCTTCTTTATTAACTTTTATCATCCGTATGCACTCCTTTTCTATAAAAAAGGGGCAGTCTCCCACCCCTACAAATTATTTTAATTATTCTGCAACTACTCCCGGAATATCCATGCTATCCAAAACATTGTTTTGAGATTCACCAAGAACTGCAACTCCAGCCATAACAGCAGTATCAGTACTTGCTGCTGATAAAGTAACTTTAATTACTAATCTAACATATCTTTTACATCCATTCATATTTACATTTAAGTTTAAAACACCTTTTTCAGTAGTTCCACCAGTTTTACCAGTAAGAACTAATTGTGAAGTCCCTGCTGTAGTAACTGCTGCAACTAAATCTCCATCAGCTTCAACATAGTTAACATCTGAACTGAAATCAGATACATCAGAAGTTTGAAGATATAAATCATATGTAGCTGTTTCAGTGTCAGCAAGTGTTGCTGTTGCTGGTACAACAAATTTACCGTTACAAAGATTAAATTGAACTTCATAACCATCATCATCTGTATATGTACCAAACCTATCTATAATTTCACCAGTTTGAGCCACTCCATCTTTAGCCCCACCAGCTGTGATAACTTCTCCAGTATAAGCTAGGTAATCTTTTGTAAGTTCTTGAAAAAATTTCATTTATTTTACCTCCGTATGTTTAGATTCAAATTTTTCTTTTTTATCAACTTTTACTATTCCATCAACAATATATATATAAGAATTAGCTTCCAAAGGAAGGTTGCCACTAGGAGTAACAACCGTGTATCCTTCTTTAACTTTTTCTACTTTAAAATCCTTGTTAACAGTCTTTAAGTTTTTTCCAGTAAACAATACAGCTAGTATCGTATCTGGTTTCTTAACAAACTGTTTCATAATTAGTTACCCCAAGCTACGTCAGTAATGATTGAGATTGCTTTATCATATTTAGCAGCAAAATCATGAGCCATTAATATTCTTATTGCAGACATATCATGCTCTGCTAAGTTGATTGTTTCATCAGCTTCGTTTACATAACTAGCTTCTGCAAATTGTGCTAACTCAAGAGTTCTTCCGATACCTTCAATAATTTTAGAAAAATCAGCAAAGTATAATTTTGATTTTCCACTTACTAAAGGTACAGCAGTTGACGCAACTACTTTAAATCCATTTATCATACCCATTCTTAGGTCATCTCTGTGAACCCATCCAGCAGCATCTCTAGTGTCCCAAAGAGCCTGATATTGGTTAGGGTGAAGGATATATCCACCATTTACAATCGAAATTTTACCTTCTCTTACAAGCTTAGGTAATTTTCCTAAATCCGTAATTATATTATCTACAGAAGTTCCAGCAGTTGCTTTTACATTTGTAGAAGCATTAACTAATTTTGCAAGCCCTTGTGGTTCATATTGAGTTCCTGTTCCTTCTAAGAATGCTAAGTCTGATCTTTCAACCATTGCATTTCTTGCATCAGTGATAATATCTTCCATTGCTCCTGGAGTTGTGTTTCTTCTGAATTCGTTTGAGAAAGGAATCCAGCATCCAAGTTTCTTTTCTTGTAATACAATTTCTCCAAGTTTAGGTTGTGTTTTAGATATTTTCTTAGTTTCACCAACATAACCAGCTGTTGCCCCTTGATTCATTTTTCCATATCTCAATAAACCTTTCATGCCAACTCTTCTGATTCCTAATTTTTCTCTAACTGTAGCATTTCTTAATGCTTCAATAAAATCAGTAGAAGTTTCATCATTTAACTTTTGTCCACCATCTTCAAACACAGAAGTGTTTAAAGCTTTTAATATTTCTTGGTTATAAGCTTTAGCTTTTTCAGTTGCTTTAGAAGATTTTTCAACATTATTCATATAGCTTTCAAATCTTTGTTTTGCTAAATCTATGTTTCCGCTTCCGTTTGCATAAGCAAGAAATACTCCACCTAATACATTTTGATTGAATTTAGAATCTTTTTTAATCTCTTGTACAGCTTCATATTTTCCAGAAATAATATCTTTCATTTTAGACACTTCTTCTGGTGTAGCCTTATCAAAATCAAGACCTACTTTTGCAAAATTTTCTTTCATTTTGATTACATCTTCTTTTGCTTTTACAGCAGTTTCCTCGATAGGCATTAACGTTTCAGCAAGACAATCCTTAGTTGTTGCATCCATTTCAAACTTGTCTAATATTTTTCTAATCTCTGACATTATTCATTACCTCCATCTTTTCTTTTAATTTTTAAACCAATTTTTACAACTTTATTTTTTTCAACGCTCTCTACTTTCACAACTTTTTCTTTTTTTTCTTCTTTTTCTAAATCTGAAAGTTGCTTTTTAAGTGCGATTGTTTTTTCTAATTCTGCATTTAAGCTCCTACTTTTAATAATAGATTTATCTATATTTACATAAGCTTGAACTCTTTTAACTTCTGACATTTCACCAACTAACTCAACTTTGCCATTATTATTAACATATGCTTGCTTGTAATACTTATCTGTATATTCATCTGTTTTTCTATTGTAAATTTCTAAGTTGAAAATAAAAGTACCATCCACAAGTATGTCACTTATGTATAAATAAGTGCTTATTTCTTCGTTGTCGGTATAACCAATTTTATCTTTTATCAACTCTATAAGTGTACCTCTCAAAGAAGCTGCAACCGTAATCGTTTCTTCTTTTTCTATTGCAGGATTATCAACTTGACTTACAAGTGCCGTTCCTGCTATTGATACACCAGTAACTTTACCCTCTATACACTTCTGCATAAGTTCTTCATTACCAGAAACATCAAGAACAGCTTTCCATTCGTAACCAGTTTCTTTTTTATCTACATAAGACTCAACAACCTTAACACCTTTTGCAATTTCATAATTATGATTAGTATCGCTAGGATTTTCAAGGTTTCCAGACTTCATAAACTCATGAGCAGCTTTTTCAACTGTTTCATTTTCATAGTATTCTCCGTCTGTATCTTCATACATTGCTTTCATCGGTGTAGTATAAAGTAAACCTTTTACTGTATCAGATTTTTCTACTGCAAAATCAAGACTAAATTTATTATCAGATTTTATTACTACTTCTTGTCTATTGCTTGGATTTACTTCATCAGTAAGTATGCTGATATACTTCACTTTTACTTCCGAAAGCTCTTTAGCTTTTTTTATCTTCATTTTCTACCCCCTTCTTTTAAACTGTTTGCTATATCATTTTCAAGTTGTTTAAATACTTTTTTATATTGTTCAGTTAAAATCCTTCTGTATTGCTCATTTTCTGCATCCATACTTTTCCAGTAAGCAGTTCTTGACTCCTCTGTATCTCCAGCAAGAGCAACATCTTGCACTACATAACCTAAACCACATCTTTCATTTACTCTATCTTCACCTGGTAAGTTTGGATCACCTGGATATTGTGCAGTATTGCCGTTTTCTAAAACAAAATACTCTTCAAGTAATTTAGTTTGACCGTCAATTAAATGACTCTCTCTTACTCTATCATCCCTTTGAGTTATCCACTGTTTTTTTATTCCAGTAATCTTAGATTGTTTTGCAGACTCTAATCTAGCAAAATTTGTTGTTGCAGTAGTTTCAGTCTCAACAATTCTTTTAATATCAGAACCATTTTGATACCCAGTAAACACGTCTCCAACTTGTGTAACTATATCGCTGAATGGAATTTTATTTTCAATACCATCATTTATAACTTTAGATACCTTATTTTTAAAAGTATCAGCAATATTTACCATTGTAGAAGTATTTAAGTTATTTATGTAGTTATTTGTATTTACACTATTAATAGCATATTCTAATTGACTACCTAATTCATTTAATCCTTGATTTCCGACTTCTAATATAATGCTTTTATATACGTTCTCAAGGCTTGCAAACAAGTAACTTGATGTTGCAGTAGCAGTGATTAAGCCAAGAAGTAATAAAGCTAACTCTTCGTCTTCAATCTCCTGTTCATCCACTTCTATTTCTTCATTTTTTACTATTTTAATATTTGTGGACTTTTTTTTTATAGTTAAATCCATTTTTTTCTTTTCTTGAAAAACTTGATTATTCCCACCTTGTGGACTAAATTGAGAAGTAAAATTTAGTGGTGTCCATATTTCCTCACCTTGTTGACCTTCCCACTCAACATGACCAGTAAGACCTCTAACTTCATTAACTCTATACGCAAATGGAAATTTTGCCATATGGTCTGATACGAATTTTCTATCAGCTTTATTAGGGTTTACATATTCCAGTTTTAAATTTTCTCCAAACTCTGGAACTAAGTGGCAATTTAATATATCAACAAATAAATCCATTGCAGGAATAATTACGTTTTCACTGTATATATTCCAAGATTCAACACTCGCTGCTCTATTAGAACTCCCAAGATCACCCATTAACTCTTTAGGAATACCCCAAATTTCCCTAAATGTATCTTTCATTTCTTTTCCAATCTCAATAACTTGAGTTTCTTGGAAATCATAAGCAAGTCTTTTTACATCTACTGATTTATTCGCAAACATTGGAATATTCGCTTTTAAGAACCCTTTAAACTTATTAAACCAATTCTCTCTTGCTTGCACAAGTGCATCTTCACTCATGCCATCAAAAGTAATAATATAAGGAGGAACTGCTCTATTGTCGAAAGTTATTTCTAGCATTTGTGCGATTTTTTCAGCAACTGATAATTCGTCACTGGTAGCCTGCCCTTGCCCTGCACCTCTTCCATATTCATCATCTGGATTTATATCTCTACAGTATATAATATCATCATTCGATACTTCCATTTCTCCATTCTCGTATGAAAACTTCCATGTTTCAGTTTCAGAACCTTTCTGATAAATTTTAGAAGGATTAATAGGGTATAAACCTATTGTTTTCCCAGAAATGTTTCTCTGTTTCCACCAAATCCATTCTCCAACATTATCATACCATACATTTGTAAGTTTTCTTAGTTGAATTTGTGTCATTTCACTGTTTGGTTTTTTTAATAAATCTAGTAATGGTGAATCTGTAACTTTTACTTTTTCACCACTTGAATAATCATACAATTCTAAAGGTACTCTTGCAACGTCTCTACCCCTTTTGTCTACCAATGCTCTGTAATAACCATTTCTAGCAAATATATAGTTTAAACTCTTTTTATTATTTAAACCTAAATCTCCACCGTTATATTGAGACATTTGTCTTAAAAGTTGATTTATATAACTACTCACTTTATCTCTTTTATTCAGTTGTGTTTGTTTTTTATTAAATAATCCCATGCTAACACACCTTTAAAATTTATTTTTTTACAAAAAAAGAGTCACTTATCACGTTAAAATGATAAATGACTCTGTTATATTCCAGTAGTCAAAACTATTAAACTGTATGCCTCTCTGTTTCAGATTTAGTCACTTTTATACAAGTGCCATCTGAAATTTGTTTAATTTCTATTTTGACCTCTCCAAACCCTGTTCCACTAATTATTTCTTTAACTTTCTGTTCTATTGAATCCAAAGTTTTTTTCATATCAAACCATTCCCCTTTATATGTATTTTAATCCATTGTACTACTATTTTTAAAAAAAATCAACAAAAAAAGACACTTTTTTTAAAAAAAGAGTGCCTTTTCCTGTTTTGGGTTGGTTTGATGTTAATAATATACCACGTTTTAAAATATTTGTCAAACTTATTCTATTGGTCTTGAATTTATTTCTTTTGCTTTTTGTTCACCTTTCTTTTCCATCCTAGTCATTTCTTCCGTAACTTTTCTAAGTGCTTCATTGATTTCATCATCAGTCATTTTATCAACGTTAATTGTATTTATATTTCCATTGACATTTACAGTTCCACCACCTTTTTTACCGTGCATACCTCTAACTTCTTCGGCTTGCTTTTGTATTTGTCTTAATTCTTTAGCTGTTTCCAAATCCAGCTCACCTTTTTCAACTTTTATGAATATTCTGGCGTAATTTGCAGCGAATTCATTTTCGTCAAAATTTTCAAAATCACAATACATCCTACTCTCTTGTCTTGATATTTCTAAATTATCAACTTGGTTTAAGCTATGATAAACTTTTGCAAAATCTGTTCTTTTCATCAATAAAGCAATTCTTTTACTTGGATTAACCTTACTCATACCAGCTGCTTCAAGTGCATCTGCTTTAGGGGCTTTTTTAACCGCTAATTCTCTTGCAACGATCCACCATTGCTGTGGTATTCCAGATATAACTGGGGCTAGTGTTTTATCTACTAATTTTGGAGTCGTACCCCATTTTTTATTCCAATCTGGATATTTTTTCCTCATATACTCTTGTTCTTCTTTTTCTTTTTCTGTTAATTGTTTAGCCATTTTTATACCTCCTAAAATAAAACTACTGTGCCAATTGTTCCAACTATATTCCTTGCAACTCCAGTAAGACAATCCACGTGATCGTCTTTAGCTTTTTTACCTGGATTTCTACTAAATGTAGTAACACCAGTATAAAATTCCGGAAACCTTATTTTCCAATTGCTAGGAAAAAATATTTCTTTTTGCACATAAGCAGAATATTCTTGTATTCTTTGTAATTTATTGCTTCTTTCATAATAAGGGCTGAATTGAGTTGTTAAGTGTCCTGCTTCTCTCATTTTTTCTTGCATTATTTGCGGAAATAAGCTCTCTTTGTTGGTTTCTATTATGCAGTCCACAACCTCATTCCTTATCAGAAAATTAGGCAAACTAACTTGAGTTATCGACATATCATCTTGAGTGTACATTACATCCAAAATATAACCTTGTTTGTTGTATTCTATATAAGCTATAGCACATAAATAATCCACTCCTGTAGATTTAGGATCGACATG